CATGTGCAAAGTCATCAGATGCACTTTAAAGTAACTAAACGTACTGACCCAACACTGTCATTTTGGACACCAGATGGAGCTACAGCGGGTTCATGGTTATTCTATACTTCTGGTGGTACTCAAACAACTAGAGCAGTAACTGCAAATCATATTAATCAGTCAGGATTTGATGTGGACAATACCACAGCTTCGGATATTTATGCCCAAGGGCAGTGGGCCGCTGACGCGAGGTTATAATGTATAAATTATTAAAAGATCGAACAGACGCAGTAGTGCGCGTATTGGATGGTGCTACAATCCCCAATAATCCTGATAATAAAGACTGGGTTGAATATCAGGCGTGGCTGCAGTTAGGTAACTTACCGGAAGGAGAGTAATATGGCACGAACAAGTATTGATGCTTCTTTGCTGGCGAGTAATATACCCTCGTCAAAGGTAACAGGAACCACCACTAATGACAATGCTCCTTCTGGGGGTGTAGGTCAGTATGTTTCAAGTCTTGTTACTTCAGCTGCACGCTTTGCAACTGCAGCTACTGGCGTATATTCAAATATCACGTCCATTTCTGTGCCTGCAGGTGACTGGGATATTGTTGGTAATGGGTATCATGCCGCTGATGGCGCAACCGTTACCTCCTTCTCTGTCTTTGTTTCAGTAAACTCCGGTTCTTCAACGGCTGATGAAGTAGGTGGAGATAACTCAACAACGAATATGGTATCTACTACCTCTGGTTCCCCAACCCTAGGCTTTCCTATTTTTTGGCGGGCTTCTTTTTCCACAACCACAACCGTTTACTTGAAACTCCGGAGTAACTTTTCGGCGGGAACTCCTACGCAGTTTGGAAAAATTATTGCACGGAGGGCACGATAATGAAATTATATACGTCTGACGGCTGTGCTTATGAAGGAATGACACAAGAGACTGTTACTACACTTCGGGCTGCTTTAGGTCGCTCTACTACGTTTGTGTCAGAGCAAGAGTTTTTGTCATGGTTAGCGGCACACCAAGAGTAATTAACAATGTCTTTGCTCACGCCTGTACTATATGGATCACGTCTATTCGGACGTGCTACCTATAGTGCCAATCAGGATGCACAGACTTTCAACTTAAACTTTAGTGAAAGTATGGGGATGGCTGACGCCATTGCCGATACCACCCAGAAGCCTTTAGCAGAAGCAATGACCCTTCTGGATACGTTTATCACAACCCTCACTCTTGTGAAGGCAGATAGCATGACTCTTGCTGATGTTAAGTCGCTCACAGTAACAAAGCCCTTGACCGAAGCATTGACTCCTGCAGATTCACTGGCCTTGACTGTTACAAAGACGATGTTGGACGCTATTACATCCTCTGATGCCACGGCCATTTCTACGACTAAAGCACTCTTAGAGGCCATGTCTTTAGCGGATACCAAGTCATTATCTGTTTCAAAAGTCTTGTCGGATGCTTTGACACCGGCAGATGCGGCTGTGATTAACTTTACAAAAGCGCTATTTGACTCGATTTCATTTGCAGAAGCACGCCATATCAATACGACAAAGGCTCTTTCCGAGTCTATGACACTTTCGGAAGCCTTCCTGATTGCATTTGGTAAGAGCTTCGCAGAAACTCTGACGTTGGCTGACTCTATGCTTTTGACTGCAACACTGCATGAGAATGAAGCCATGACCTTAGCCGATACGATGTCACAAACGATTCAAAAGGTACTGGTAGACTCTATTGCCTCTACCGATGTGAAGTCTTTGACCGTTTCAAAAGCCTTTGCCGATTTCTTAAACGTGCTGGATGGAACGATCCAGATCAGCATGATCAAAGCTTTGAACGACATTCTCTTGGTGCAGGATTGGGTCAGTATCCGAATCGTGCAGCCTCAGACATGGACCGTCAAACAAGCAGATGAAATACCTTATAGCTCGCTTTATGGTCGCGTCTTATTTGGACGACCTTTATACTCAGGATTGAGTGGAACTACGTGGATCGCGGTTAAGCCAGCGCAACCGAACACGAATGGATGGAGAAGTTACAACCAATTGGAGAGCATGGACTAATGAATAAACAATCTATCAACCTGCCGGGTCAGTCCGGGGAGTGGGAGACTTACGTCAGTAAGTACCAGCCGGACTCTAGCAAGGTACTTGATAACATGTTCACTGTGGGATCAAAGAACTTTGTGACCGATCAAACAGGCATGATTCAAAAGCGTCAAGGTGGAGTTCAATGGAATCGTACTTCCTTTGGACAGCCCGCCAATGACACGTATGAAGCTGTGTTTGAATCAGGATCACGTCACTTCCTGCGCGTAGGCGGGGGCACTCTTTCTGCCTCAACTGGTACTGGACTATTTGACACGATCACCAGCGGCTACTCGACTCTGGGCAACTTTGAATGGGTCACGTACCAGAACCGGTCTTACGGCTGCAATGGAGTCAATGCTCCACAGGTGTATGACACTGCTATTTCTTATGGTGGCGTCAGCTATTCCTTTACCACAGCCAAGACTAAAGTCATGGGTGCTCAGGCTCCTGTTACTGCCCCTACTGCAGGTGCACCAACAGCAGGTGGCGCAATTCCAGTAGGCGCTCATCGGTACAAAGTAACCTTCATGTACTATGAGTCTGAGGAAAGCAATGGTTCTGCAGCGTCTGCTGTTCAGACCACAACCTCTGGGAATCAAACGATTCCTTTAACCAATATTCCGATTGGTGGATACGGCGTTACTGCCCGCAATATCTATCGTGACAATAACGATGGTGTGTACAAATTGCTGGACACTATCCCCAATAACACGGCTACAACTTATACCGATACGCTGTTGATTGGTGGAACTCCCACAAACATTCCTACGACCAATGATGTGCCGCCCACATTCAATAAGATTGCTCTGTGGCTGGACAGCGTATTCATTGCCCCGACAGGAGAGACGAACGTCATTAGATTCAGTAATTCAGGGGCTCCTGATATCTTTGATCCAGAGAACTTCATTACCTGCCAGAGTGATGATGTGGTCACTGGATTGTATGTCTACAATGGTAAGCTCTACGTCTTTGGGCTTCACTCCGTAGGGAGCATTGAAGGCAATACCCCTGATACCTTTTTCTATCATAATGTCAGCCCGCTCATCGGCTGCGTTGATAATCGCTCTATTCAGGTTCGGTCTATCGTCTCTGTGCCGACACTTTGGTGGCTGAGCGACAAAGGGATGTACTACTCTAATGGTAACACCGTTGAGTATGGTTCTGACTTCATTCAGGATTTGGTGAACTTGAACCTTGCTCAGGTGAACTATACAGTCAACAAGAATACACAGACTAGCTTTGCTGACTTCTCTGGGGATACTCGGACTCCGGGTATCGACATTGATACCATCCCCGGTGAGATCATGACTGTGAACCCCATTCAGGAATACAACACCACAGCAGACTGGTTGGGTGGGTCTAGCAAAGTCAATGTCAAGACTTCCAATGGCAATTTTATTGAGGCTGCGACTCGCTTTGCTCCTTCCCTTGGTAGTGGACAAGTCAATGGGGATGTCTCTATTAGTGGTGGCACAAGTATCACAGTTCCATCTTCTAACCCTTTTAGCGGGGCAGGAAATTCCTTTACCGGAAACTTTGTTCACTGGGGCAACAATGCTAATGACGGTGGAAAGGGAGCTGTAGCTATTCCGTTCCGTGCAGATCGTGATGGTACGCTTAATAGCTTCACAACGACTTGGAACTCTGGTAGCGGTGGTATCCAAGTTGGGATGTATATCTATTCTGACAACGGAGGAAACCCCGGAAGCCAACTAGCGGTGAGTCCCACGACTTATACTGGTGGCAGCTTGGGTGGTGCTTCCTTTGCTTTCAGTTTGTCTTTAACAGCTGGAACAATCTATTGGGCCATCATCAATGTGAATAATCGTAGCTTCGGAAACATCATTTCCGATACTCGCATCGGCAGCTCGAATCAGAATCTCCATCCTAATGGACTGCATACCAAGTTTCAAGTCATCTCTCATTCAGAAAACTGGACAGGCCACCCTTGGGGTGACTATGCTGATTATATGTATGGGGCATTTGCCTTTACTTATACACCTGTAGCTAAATCAGGGAGCTGGACCTCTCCTGTGTACGATTCTGGGTCTTTGACGGCGCTACCTACAAATCTTTCTTTGACAGGTTCTTATGGTGCCACGGCAACTGGAAGTGTAGTTATCTATGCTTCACCTAATGCCAATATGTCCGGGTATGTCTCTCAGACCATCTCGACACCCAATGGCACGTATGCTGTCACGCTGTCCAATTATCGGTATTGGCAGATTGTGCAAAATATTTCGGTAACAGATAACATCAATGGTGTTTCGCAAGGAACTCCGCTCATGTTATTCAATACCACAGCTACATGGATTTCTCAGCCTATCGACACCACGACTGATAATACCAGCTGGGATTCGTTGACCTACACAGGAAACATTCCTTTAGGTACTTCTGTGGCCTTGACTATTGCCACGTCCACAAACAATATCAGCTATACGTCATTCGGTCCAATCGGCAGCGCACTGATTCAACGCTGGGCCAAAGTTCAGCTCGTGTTGACGACTGATGGCGGTAACACAACCAGCCCTTCAATCTCTAGCGTGACGCTGACATGGAATATTTCTGCCACGATCACCAGCAATGGAATTGATACTGGTACTGATCCGGCTGGATTCAACACGTTCCAGTGGGAGAATCCTAATCCCGGAGTTGGAACCATTACGTTCTCGCTTCGTACTGCTACCACGCTCATTGGATTGGCATCTGCTTCCTATGTGACTGTGGCGAATGGAAACTTCCCCAACTTGACCGCACTCCGCTTTGTGCAATGGAAGGCTGTTCTTACTGCTTCGTCCAATAATGTCCCAGAGATCACTTCTGTGACTGTGAGCTGGTTTACCAGCACAGGACAGGCGGGTGTGCGTTGCGCCAGCATCTTCTACAACAAGACCTATTACCTTGCTGTGGCGACTGTGGGCTCAACCTACAACAATCTGATTCTGCAACTTGATCAGTTCGGCAAGTGGAGAATTCAGAAGGATACGAGTGTCGGTACGTTCTTGTCCTACTTCAACACGCTTTACTTTACGGATGGAATTAGCGGCCTGATCTTTAACGGCTTCATCGCCAACACAGACAATGGAGCTGCCATTGAGATGGATGTTCGCACGAAAGCATGGAACGCTGGGAATGACTTGTTCCTCAAAGTTCCTCGCGCTCTCAAGATCACTGGTATCCATACTGGTACGACCATCCGGGCGTACTATTCACCGGATCGTGGAACCACTTGGTATGAGATGCTCAATGAGGCTGGAACTACAGGATTTGTCACCAACGTGAGCGGTGATGAATTCATTGTGCTCTTCGTTCCTGATGGGACGACCTTGAACTCCGGCAGAACGTTGATCTATAGGATCGTGTCCTCGGACGTGTATCCTTGCTCGATCATCAACTTTGTGCCTTCATTCTACTCACGCAAAGGACGGTACTTGAGCAATGGCTAAGACACAGAGACGCTCAATCAATCCTCCGGGCAATTCAGATCGGGAGATGCTGACGGACTACTCAACGACCCTTCAGCTTACGTTTGATGATTTGTTTCAAGCAGCACATGATCACTTGGTACTAACAGGGGACCCCAAAGCAACGGATGGATCAGTTCAGACCGTTTCTATTGTGGATGACGGAACGAACGTGTATATGGTAGTCAAGACAGGGCGGGGCTGGTTCAAGAGCGCGGCTTTCACCGCGATTTAAGGGAGAACTTATATGGGATTTGGAAGCATCATTTCAGGCGCAATCAATTCAGGCAGAGCGCTGCCTACGATGGATTTATCGGCCTTATTCGATACGATTAATAAATCAGGAGCACAGAAAGAACTTTTGATTAAGCAGTTACCTGCTGACCTGAAGCCGCTGTATGACCAATATCAGGCCTCCAATAAAACTACAGGTCAAGAACTTTCGTCAGCCACTACGGACATTGGACAGAACCTGCTTGATAAGTCCCAAGCACTTTATGATCCCAATAACCCGATGGTGCAGGCGACTCTGGCTGCTCTTAAAACACAGGACTATTCTACTCTGCCCGGAACTCTTACCAATCTGAAATCTCAGCTTGCCGCTACTGGTGGTCTTGGCCGTGGTGGAGCAGAAAAAGCTCTCACCTCTGCAGTGATGGCACCCGCTCAGCAGTTCTCTCAGCAGGCTATGACTGTGCAAGGTCAACAGCTTCAACAGCAGCAACAGGCAGTACAGGCGGCGCTCAATAAAATTGCAGCCATGGACGATGCTACGGCTCAGTCCTTGTTTGGCATGAGCAAAGAGCAAGCAGCGAATATTTTACAGTATGGACGGCAGGACTTACAGCAACAGCTTACTGGACTGATTAACAATATTGATACCAAGACGAATCAAACTCTAGGCGTGCAAGGCATCCAAGCACAAAATGCTTATCAGAATGCGTTGACACGTTTGAATCAAAAGAACGCGCTCACTAATGATATTGTGAGTACCGGCGTCAATGGGTTGAGCAACATTGACTATTCCAGCTTTATGTCTGGACTGGGTGGTGGAGCAGGTGGAGGAGGGGCGGCATTCCCAATGGCAGCTGATTCAGGTTCCGCTATGGCTGCATTACCGGCCCCTGCAGGAGCAGCTGCAATGAGTAGTGCAGGATCGTCTATGTTACCTGCGCTGTTGGCACTATAAGAGGAGAATCCAATGTCTGATAATTATAACATCACAGGTGCAACCCAAGCAGATGTAAATGCTGCTGGTGGTCTTGATCCGGCAAACCCGGCCATGACTTATGTGGACTTTGCAAGTAAGCTGGTATCAAACGCGCAGAATCAAGCACGACAGGCTCAACTTGTGCAGCAGGCTATTGAACAGACCAAGCAAGCCAAGCTCTCTACCAAACAAGGGCAGGAAGCTGCTGATCTTGGAGTGAATCCTAATCTCAAAGATGTCTTCACGGTTGATGAAGCCGTGGCTTACTTGAAAGCTGCCGGAGTTGACAATGACCAGATTCAGGCGTTTGTTGACGCTCTCGGTGATCGTCAGACTGTGAGTAAGGCGGCTGTCGATACTGTGATCCGTAAGAAAGAAGCTCAGACTAAATTTGGTGCACCATTCATTGCGTCTGCTGCAGATGCGGCCAATGAGTCACTTGTGACCAAGGAAGGAGATAGACTTGTTGAAGGTCAATCCTATTATGACACAGGTGAGAAGGATGGCGAAGGCAATGCTATCTATGCACATGGCGGCAAAGAGCCAGTGGATCAGGATGCTAAGCTCCATCTCAAAGAGTCAGAAGCAGCTGAGAAACAGTGGCAGAAGCTCGATACAGAGATGAATCGGTTCATTCGCTCCTCTCGCGGAAATGCTTTGACACAGGCTGCTCAGCGTGCTGTCCGGGCGTTGAACGAACTTGGTGAAGGCCAGCCCTTGACCTCCCAGATGCTCTCCTTCATTCAGAAAGATATTTCAGGTATCTTCCAAGGCGGCGTTCCTCCCGTCTCTGGCATGGAATCAGAAGACTTTAC